ACTGTGGGCAATCCTTCATAATTAGGTACTCAATAGCTTCTTCTTCTGTCATAGCATCAACAGGCTTGGACTCATGTAGCAAATAGCCACGAGTATGTTTCTTGAAGTCTGGTTGTGCTTCATCTTTTGCTAGTTCCCAATATACTTTCACTGGTGGTAAGATACCGCCCTGTAGCGCACACGCCATCCAATTCGGGTCAGGCACAAGTATCTTAGCGCACTCATCTACACTGTCCTCATAGACTACACGGTAGTCTGACTGCACACCGTCTAGGTTTTCCTTTGCCCAGCATAGTCTGTCGAATAAGTGTGTGCCTTTGAACTGTGGTGTGTCTATCATTATGCTAGGTCTCCGTGTACTGCGCTAGAAGAGGAATTATCAGCTAGTGAGACCGCTGCATTATAAGCATTTACATTATATGATGTTGTAGTTAAAGTGTTTACTAACATAAATCTTGCGCTTCCGTCTGCTTGACTCCCACTTCCGCTAACAGCAGAATAATTCAAGTCAGACATGGCGGTTGTAAAATTTATAGTTTGCCTTCCTGTAGCTGTATCCCCTAAAGAACTCACATTTAAACTACCGTATAAAGTTGTACCAGCATCATTAGATGCGTGTCTTGCTTTTGCACTACCTTCAACAACAAACTTAGTATCTACAGAGCCGGAGGTGCTATGCTCAAGGGTATCTGCTTTGATTTTTCCTAGTGCCATTATGCAAGGTCTCCACTTTGACGGATATGGGTGCGAGGACAATCAACAAAAGCACTCTGGCCCTCGTTAGCTGTGCTAAAAGCTTCTGTCCCAGTTGCTAAAGTGCCAATTCTAAATTCACCGCTATTATTTGTCGGACCTGTTCCCGTAGTTTGGCAACAACCTTCAACCACATAATTTACGCTTGAAAAGCTGTTGGAAAAACTAACCGTGTGCTGCCCTGTACTTTGGTCAGAAATGGAACTTGCATTAAAACTGTCGTTAAAAGATGGTGTTCCACCGCTTGCAGTTATTGATTGCCATGCCTTCGCCAGCCCCTGCTGTAAGTTAGTGGTCGTGCTATTACCTTCACCTGTTACAAGGATAGACCCAGCAGTGCTTGTGCCAGTGAGTTTGTTTGTCTTTATCTCACTCATGCTAAGTCTCCGTAGGTTTGTGCCGAATGGTAAGCTGTATCAGTGCTGCTGAAACTTTGGTTACCTGTTTCAATTCGACAGACAGATGCAGTCATACTGCCATAACCAGCCCAAGTTGAGAAACCAGTAGACCCATCACCCCCAGAATCACTTGTTGCGTACACCGCAACCGAATGTGCATTAGTCAAATTTACGTTCGTGTTTCCTGTTCCATTATCCGTCAACGAACTGACATTCAAACTTTGTGAGTTGTAAATAGCGGTTGAGGTTGTGCTTTTATAAGCAACAAAAGTTTTCGCCGCTGCTTGTTTAGTCAGCGTAGCCGCACCACCGCCTGTACTCTGAATGGTATCTGCTTTTAATGTACTCATAGCGTCACCAATGTCCCACCGCTTTCAACGGTTAATGTAACACCACTAGCCACAGTAAACGGACCAGTTACGTTGGCGTTCTCTGTAGCTAGGATAGTTGTATTTGCTGTGAGGGATTGTGCGTTAGTACGAAATAGGCCACCAGCCTTGAAGTTACCTTTATTCTCAGCAGGTGGTGTGATTGTACCAGCTTGAGGTGCTAAGTAATTTACAAAGATGTTGCCTGTACCAGAAGAAGGGGCAGCAGTAAATGTAAGTGTAGTGCCATCAGGAATAGTGTATGCGGCAGTATCCTGTACAACACCATCTACTGACACCAGTACGTCTTGCACAGAGGATACTGTGGTAGTCAATGTAAATGTAGTATCGGAACCGTCACCATTAAAGCGTTGTACAGCTTTAGTAGCTTGATAAGAACCCGGAACTTTTTGACCAATATACGGCATACTTTATTCCTTATGAACTAATAGTATCTACTACAGAAACCCAAACATCTGCGCTGTTTGCGGTATCACTTTTTACGTTGAGTATGTCGCCAGACTGCATTACAATCTTTGCTCCACCATCTAAAACCTGTAAGGCTGAACCTACTGGAATTGGAGCAGCTTTGATAATATAATAATCAGCAGTAGCACCAGCACCAGTAATGTATACATCCATTAAAATTTGGGAAGTTGCAACATTAGCAATATTAATACCAATTAACGCATCATCAGAGTTTGCAGTGCGTAAAGCAACTTCACTCGCACCTACGTTTCTTGCTATATTTCTTTCAAAATCTTGTGCCATATCTTCTCCTAATTAAGATAAGTATAATTATACCATACTTTTATTCATTTGTCAAGTGCTAAAGCGCAATCGCCATCGCCACTGCGAAGCCAGCCGTTGCACCTGCAGATGGTAAGTTAGTTAACTGTGACCCATCTACTCCCGGCAATCTGGCAGAACCATCTAAAACAATCGCATTGCCAGCAGATGTTCCAGTGTCCAAAACCGCTGCTGTTCCTAGTCCTAATGATGTACGTGCAGTACCTGCAGTCTCTAGTACAAAGTTAGAACCGTCACCTACAATAAAGCCACCATTAGTTACTGCTAGTCCAGCTACGTCTTGTAACTGTGCATCTAGTCTTGCATTAGCGATTGTACCTGTAAGCTGTGTAGCTACGATAGACTTATTTGTAAGTGTCTGTGTAGCTGTAGTACCTACAATCTCCTGACTGCTACCTGCAGGTAATGTAAGTGTGTTAGTTACAGATGCAGAGTGTGGCTGTGGCTGTATTGTCTGTGCGTGGGCATTGCTGCTTTCGCAATAGAACTTAACCTGTGAACGTGTACCTGTTCCTGTACGAATGTCTACAAGACCATCAGATATAGTGACACCGCCACTGGAACCATTACCATCAAGATTAACTTTACCTGAACCATTAGGTAATATGTCAATATTTCTATTAGAACTAGAAACAATGTCTCTTGCTAGAACATCTAAGTCACCGCCTAGTTCTGGTGAAGTATCGTCTACAACAGCACTGATGCCACTACCTGCAGCAGAGATAACAGATATAGCAACTTTACGTAATGCACTAGCTGAGTTATCATATACTAGTACTAAGTCATTAGTTGCATCAATAGATGACTCTGCAGTCTGACCAGTAATAACAGTAGAATCTACAGCAACATCATTAGCATTAGCAGTAATACCTGCACCACCAATAACATTAAGTGTAACATCACCTGATGTACCACCACCTGTCATGCCTGTACCAGCAACTACAGAAGTAATGTCACCTACAGGTATAGCAGCTACTTCAGCATCTACATAGGCTTTAATTGATTGTTGGGTAGCAATATGAGTGGCACTATTAGATGCCATATTATCTTCATCTTTAATAGAAGTTCCACTTATTGTACCATTGAGTACGGCACTTGTCAAGGTTTTATTTGTTAATGTTTTAGTACTTTGTGCTAGATAGGTATCAAAGGTATCTACTGATGTCTGGCGCATTGTGCCATTGTCATTAGTTAGAAGACCATCACCACCAGCTACGGCTGTTGTACCCACAGTAGAACCACCGTCTGTCAGGTTAAGTTCTGCTGTTGTGGCTGTTACACCGTCAAGGATGTTTAACTCAGCAGTAGTAGAGGTTACACCGTCTAGGATATTTAGTTCTGCTGTTGTTGACGTAACGCCATCTAGTATGTTAAGTTCTGCAGTGGTGGCTGTTACACCATCCATGATGTTCAACTCTGCTGCAGTAGCTGAAATAGCTGTACCGTTAAAGTTGATAGCGTCTAAATATGCCACGCCATCTATGTACAGGTCTTTCCATTCTGCAGAGGAACTACCAATGTCACGAGTATTATCACCGTCAGGTATTAAGTTAGCACCAAGAGTACCAGATACAATTACGTTACCTGATAGGGTCATAGTGCCAGCAATGTTAGCTGCACCAGCTATGTTTAAGTCTTTAAACTTCTTAGAACTAGAGCCTAAGTCAATGTCGTTGTTTGTAGTAGGCTCAAGTACACCATCCTTAACTACAAACTGTTCTGTAGATGTACCACCTACATCAATATTAAATTCTACTTGGTTATTTGTATCATCAACTACAACTTTGTTTTTAGGTATAGCAACTCCGGGGTCTCCAATCAATCCTATGACTGGACCCTCTGCTGCTGTACCATCGTGTTTGTGACCTGATGTATTTACAAATGCGGCTAGGACTTGATTAAACTCGTTGTTACTGT